GTTCTTGTTGTTGCTCCGTTTGCAACGATAGCACGCGTTGTCCGCCGGACATCATCCGGCGTCTGTCGCATTACTGACCCTTCAATTGATAGATACTTTTCGATATTGTTCGATGCGTAGGCAGCAATGGCATACGCAGTGTCGTCTGCAGCGCGCAGTGGCCGGCGCTTGAGACCAGGCTCATTTTTAGTTGCTGCCCTGCAGACCATAGTAGGCGGCTGTGCCAATGCGTCATTTATCCAGCTTGACGACACATGCCCTAGCATCAATTTTTTGGTGCGTCGTACACGTTTGTCTGATAGCACAGCTTGCAGATTAGGCTGTTGTGTCTGCTTGTTGCTACTCGTACCGCCGCCAAGCCATACTGCCCTAGATGACCACCAGTCGTTAATGTTTTGTGGTGCTGATGGCGCCGTTGCGATAGCTAGTGCACAGTACCTATCTAGCAGCTTCTTGGCATCATTTGTCCAGCAGTCGCAGTTGCTGTTGATATGACGGCTGTAGTTGTGAGCCGTTGTGACTGACTGCCTTTCGCGTAGCTCCTCAGGTCTGTCGTGTCCACGGAGATCCCTCCCAAGCAGTGTCTTGATACGTGCCACCAAGGTATGCAAATGATTGGGCTGTGATGCCTTGAGGTAGCTGCGATGGTCAGTTGGTAGGTTAGTGGCCTGACGTGCAAGTGTCTCAATCGCAACGGTATTGTTGTCTTCCCATTGAGCGATTGGGTGTGATACCAACGCGTGTGCTACCCGTGAGCACTGGTGGTTGGTCAATAGCTCGACCAGTAGTAGTAGTGCCGATACACAATATGCTTGCTCACCAGCGTTCACCGTCAAGATTCTTGTAAGCACAGTTGGGCATAGCTGCACGGCATTGACGACAGATTGGAGACTCACGCGTAGTCTGCCGACAAAACCAGCCGGGGCATTGGCATACGTTGTATGACCAAGGAGCGGCTTGTCGTATGGCTGTCGACAGGTTTCGTCGCACCTATGGCGCCACGGATTTGCTGCAAACCATGCAGCTAGCTGTCCTGCGGCCCGCCAGCGATAGTGTGTCGCGGCGTCGGTTGACCCATATGGGACAGATGCCCGTAGGAGCGCAGCGCAACATGCATCGGTCGTGCCTAATTGGAGGAACGCACCAGGAGCATTGGCACGTCTTCGACAACCGTCGCATGCACGGTCGTTGAAGATGGTGCTGGCGATGGGATTTTGTTGATGCCAGACCTCGAGGAGGTCGCACCGCGCTGCTGGGCATCGTATGTGGTGGCCAATGGAGCTTCCGATGCTTGCTCCATGGCCTGCTCGTTTAAAGAGCTGTCGGAATGGCCGCCAGATTGCGAGCTTTGGCTCGCACCGTCTGATGGATCAGTTGGATTTGGCTCAGTATCGGGTAGTAGGACCGCTTGTTTTGCTGCTGCTTCCATTTCTTTGATATAGTGCTCTGGCGCTTGCAAGTGTGCTGAGGCAGCTGCAAGGCGTGTCGACATGCGGCGCTCGGCATTTAGCCTAAGCTGTTCTGCTATATTGGCACGTAGGGCGTCAACTCTGCGATCGACGTCAACATTGCCCTTGCAGCTGAAGTATTTGGGCAATGCCACAGCAAGCCAACTGAGTGCTTCGTCATCAGATGATGCTTTCTCGGGGATGTCCCAGTCGTCTAGGAGCGTCATGGCTGGAGCAACATACGTTTTGCCACCTGTTGCCCTATCAACGAGTGTGGCAAGTACGCGATCGGAGTTCTTCGATGTGACGCCTTGGAAAACTGACGGAAGCGATATGCCGATGTATTCATCTTCATCATCATCGCGACCGTGTTGTGAGCCACTGCTTGCTGATGCCGCGTGTTCTGATGGTGTGGCTGGTGGTGCTGCCGCATCGGATGTCCCGATTTGGCCTACGGGGCTGTCTCCTGTTCCAGAGGCAACGTGACCATCGAATGTCAGTTGGGCCCCTCCTATCATCTCAGTCGTTGCGAGCATATACCATGTGGTGTCACGTGTGGCGTCGATGGCGGCGAGCAGTGCTAGGTATGCCTGATAATTAGGCACGCGCACCATCATCTGTAGCTGGTATGACCCAATGTTTGAGCTGTACAGGTCAGGCTCAGGCATAGTGCTGTGGCTGGGAGCCCAAACTACCCCATCCAGACTAGCTGTGATCATATTGTAGAAACCTATTCCTACACTAATGCCACAATTGCGTAGGATGTGCATAAGGACGGCGGTGTGTTCTGCCTGGGCAAGCTGCCCTATGCGCATTATCCCACCTATGGGCACTCCATTGGGCTTTGCGACAACCTCAAATTTAGCGATGTCAGCCGCGAGACTGTCATAGAGTGGGACGGTATCTCTCCAAGTGAGCATCATGGTGCAGCTTGGTTTTTCCGACGTGCGAATATGGTTGATTGTCCAGCTGTCCAAAGGTTGTAGATATGCCGCAGCGCCATATGGCACGTTGGGTGATTCCGTGCTGAGGTTGTTTATGGCTTGCAGACACGGCAGCCACCCTGACCTCGTATTACGCAGCCTCGAATTGGCATTGTTCCTCGTAAGATTTTTGTACTTTTTGGGCCACCATTCAGGCTGCTTGGTTTCTACAACGTATGTCGTTACCGCAAAGTGATATTCGGCACCCGCTAGGGCGAGACTCACAATTTGTTGTTGCGGCGTTTGCTGTGGTGTGATGTCGGGAGCTGGTGCTCCTTGCGTCGATGCCCAAAGCGATAATGGGGCCAGCAGATGTGCAAGTGTGACAGCAGCTGGTACAGCTATAGCGTACCGTGCCTTGATATGCGTTGGGCCTAGTAGGCCAGCGCCACGTGGTCTGTAAGCCACAGCGTTCAGCAGGCTGTGCGCGTATGCGGCCTGTTGTTGTGATGCTGTCGAGTCGGCGAGCCATGATATCGTGGCAGCGACAGTTGCTGAATGTAGGTTTGTGACCATACTCGGCATGACATGTCCATTAGTGTATAGCTGGCTGCCTGGAATTGTTGGCCACAGCCAGCTTGTGAGATTGCCACAACTGGGCGGCATTCCGACAACGATAGCTAATATGTCGGCAATGTCTTCGACTGCGGACATCGAGAAGCTGTCTAAATAGAGAGGACAAGCACCAGTACGGACAGCGAGAGATAGTGCGGCTGCCCAGTCATTGTACGATGCAACGATGGTGACTCGTGCACTGTTGGGCGTCTTGTGGTGCAGTGTCGTGGTTTCACCAAGTTGTTCGTTGTATAGAACATCGTAGTATAGAGCCCATAGGCGCATGTAGTAGCGTGTGAAGTCCATTGGTGTAGTCGCAGCCACACGCATGGCATTCCGTACAACTGGTTCAAGTTCCATGGTACGGGTAGAACCAAGCCAGTTCGCGGCTTGCGTGATGGTTTGCACCGCTGTCTTATCAAG